CAGCTATAGTTCCCACTATCGATGTTGTTACTACCGGAGGATAATATCTATATGATCCATCTGAAGTAGAACATTGATAAGTTCCAAACTCTTTACGTAATTCATCTCTAAGATAATTTCTCCAACCTAGAGGGAATTTTACAATGTAGTCATAATCTTTCATTTTCTAAGCACCTCTGATATAATTACTCCTACTAAAGATAAGACAGCGATGAGGACTGCTAATTGTATTAACAGTCCCCATAAATCTGACTTATTCCGCACCATTGAATAACCTTATTCGTTAGTTAAGGTTGTTGTTGGTGCACCAATAGCTACTTCAACGTTATCTGAAACGTTCCAGTTGGCTGCTGTAACACTTTGATGTATCTTAAATTCCTTAGTAGCAAATCCATCTGCGGCACCAGCGTTACCACCACCACCTATTTCATTAAGTCTAATAGTTAGTGTGCCGACTTTCATCCGATCAAACACACAAGCCCCACCTTCAGTATATAAATTACTTAAAGTTAGCTTATCTATCTTACCATTTTTTGAACTGGTTGGGGCATCAATATGTATTCTATCATATGATCCACCCGAAGTCACCATTGCTTCAGCCTGATGATGACCTCCACCGACTGCCCTCATTCTTGAAGTTCCCGGTGTAGTATTTATTGACTGTCCATCTGAAGCATTTCCAATTACGTTTATCGTATGTGCCGTAATATTATCGAAATACATAAACGTACATTTCGACTTCTCGACCAGTAATTCGCCCACCTCTAGGAAGGTACTAGTACCACCAGATACTACTGTCCCACCAATTAATACTGCTGTAGCCGCAGCCGCAGTACCCCCAGCAGACGTATGTGTTGACGTAGGTATTAAAGACCCATTATAAACTGTACCTACTGATACATTCTCTATTTTAATTTCTCTTACTGGAGTATCTGCTAAGACAATTCTTAACGTATTGTCATCTTTATTTTCCTTTCTCCACGCCATTGTTTGTTCTAGTGTGGAAGAAGGATTCTGAGCAGGGGCTGCATATATGCCTGAGTCTCCGTTAGTGAAGCTTCGATCCGCTAAAACCGTCTCGTTCACAACGACTCCAGTTCCTGCCGTACCACCAATAGCCAATAGACCTATTGCCATTTGTGGACTCAGCCCCATTACTCGTAGGAACGAATATGGAGATATTATAATTTTAAAGGTTGTCTTCCATTTAGCTGACTCTTCATTTAAATAAGCTATTTTAATCAGCAGCCAATTTCTCCATACTGCTACTCTTCTATAAGCTCTAATGGGTGATCTAATAACTACCATTGGCGTAGCCTTAATAGTAGTCCACCATGCTTTAAAGTTACCTACGTGTATTAACAATCCAAATACAATTAGACCTGACGATGCAGCTATTGTAAAGATCATATTTGCCTGTAAATAGACAATAAAATCAAATAATTTATTTGCTATGCTTAGTGTTATATAAGGGGCAAGTGTAGGAATGGGATTAACATATGAACATATTAACCCAAAGCTGCCCATTAATACTAATAATGACGTATTTACCGCTCCCAAGGCTGTATTTATCCGTTTAACAGGTATACTCAGCTTTGGTACCGAGAAAATACTCTTTAAAAACTTTCGTATCTTTTTCATGGGTTAATCACCCTCCATAACTTTCATTGAAAGTGCGATTATTCCTCCAATTGTTGCTGTTGCTACGGGTTCTAAATCTTTCATTATAGCCATTATAGTAATAATGCCTAGAATCGCCAGTCCTAGTAATACTTGCGGTCTTATTTTTGCCATCCATGGCATATGCATACTCCTTTGCTGTGTCTCTATATTATACTAACATTAAGACTTTTTCTTTATAGAATCTACCATTTTTTTAAAATCCTCATCCCCTTTATAAAGATCATCAAACTTCATTTCTTCCAATTCTGCCAACTTAAATTCTGGCCCAAAAGGAACATCTATTGCTAGTATTCCAGCTTTAGTATCCGAGTCATCTGTTTTACCATCAACATCTTTTGCATTTGTAGCTTTTAGTTTATCCATAAATTCTTTTTGTTCTCTTACCGCATTATCAGATTCCTCGTCATCTTCGTCTGATTCGTGTTCTACATATGCTGGAGTATATTCTTTTGGTGCAGATGGATCAATTATAGCCGTCACACTTTTTTCTAAATGCTGTTCCGTATCTATAGGAGGCAAATCTTCTAAAATTTTCATTCCTAAGGCTTGCCCAGCTCGATGATCGCTGGGATAATGTAACCCAGCACGTAACCGATTCAATCCTATTTTTGAAGCAATATTATTAAAATCATCAGCATGTTCTGGGTAAATTTTAGATAATATTCCTGCTAAAACTGTAGACTGTGTTGCATGTCCACTAGGATATGCTGGAGAATATCCTGCTTTATTTGGAGTAGGTTCTATATCACTAACTTGTGCGGGGCGTGGACGATTAAATTTAAACTTCACATGATGTACAATTTTATTTACGTCTTGAGCAACAGCTTCAATATAATCCTCATCAATACTTAAATCATTTTCTTTTAGATAATCTAAGAAAGGTTTTACTAAATCTTTATCTTGTTCTCGAATTTCTTTATCTACCCTTGAAGCATCTTTTTGATACTGCTTAATTGTTTTAATCTCTGTTTCATTATCTGGAGGTGAAGAAAGTTCATCTAAATATGCTTTAGGTTCTTCTACTAAAACTTTATATTTTCTATGTAAAACATCTGTATGATGTTTTGTTGGTGTCCCCCATTCTTCAGGAGCTTCTAAATTAGAAGCTTCTTTACGTAATTCTTTATCTAATGATTTATCTCTACGAGGGTCTCCCTTTGGAGCACCTCCATGCAAATCAATAGCTGATTTAGCCCCCGGTTTCTTTACTCGATAATGCGGAGTAAGAGCATGACAATTAGGACAAGTTAATTCTAAATTCTCTTTTGAATTATTCCCATGATCTCCATCTATATGATTGAGTTCAAGAGGAACTACAGAACCTTTCCATTCGGAATTCTTACATGAGGCACATTCTCTTGCAAATACACCTTCCCGTATAATTCTACGCTTCAGTTTATCAGATTGCATGGGATGTTTATTGGAAAAATAATCATCTAAATCACGGGCTTTTTCGATATCTTCTCCTTCAATTAATTCATCTTCGTCAGGTTTAGGCTCTTTCTTTGAAGTAAATAAACTACACCAAGTATCTTCTTCGATGCGTCCCGTTACTAAATGACAAGCATTATCATCTTCATTAAAGAAAATACATGATCCACATTGTACATCTTGATCTTTCTCAAAAGAGGTAGCTTCTCTGAAGCCCGCTTGCTCTTGAGTAATTTTACCTACTTCATCTGAAGATTCAGTATCAATAGCCTTTTCATAAGCTAATGCCCCAGTATTTTCAAAATCATTCTTCTTCCAATCCAAAATCTTTGGGCGATAAGCTATTCCGGGTGCATTAGTGCCTCCCGTTGGATATTTTGTATCTACTTTATTTCGTAGCCTAGAATCTTTTACTCGTTCAGGTTTATTTTGGAAGCGAGGAGAACGTGTTTTTACTTTATGTGATAGTGGTGGTGGTGTTGGGGTAGCACTGCTGGTTTTAGAAATACTAGATAATAAATCTATAGCAAAATCTGTTGGTGTTGCTTTACGCATACTTTTACGTTCTGGAGAGAAATCTGTAAGCCACGAACCGAGTCGCTCTATACCGCTTTTCTTCTTTTTCTTTTTGTTCTTTTCCTGAACTTTTGTTCTGTAATGAGCACTAGAGCCCCCATGAGTCGGAGTAAATATTCCAGAATTAGTTGAGGTAAATACAGTTCCCGCTCCCCCATCTCCACCAATTCCTGCTCCTTCTTTCTGAAAAGATTTAGTTGTTTCTTCTTGCTTTTTTTCTTTTTCTTTATGCCTTTTTAACTCTTCCCTATCTCTTTTTACAGCCATAATATCTCCTATTGTAGAAGATACTACATCATTTAAAGTTTTCTTTTCCTCATTAGTAAGTACATCATTATAAAGTTCATATTCCTCAAAAAACTTATCCGTATCATGCCCTCTAATTAACTCAAGTAAAAGGGGAAATACTTGTTTTCGTTCTTTTTCTGGCATATATGTGTTCATTTTATTTTCCTAATACTAATTTTCTTGCATCACGCCAAGTAGCTTGATCAGTTACTTCCACATGCCATTCCATTTGTTTACCTGTTCCCGCTTGTTCTGGAGACATCTTTAATCCTAAATGTACATTATGCTGATCTTGAATTCTATCATTCTTATTATATTTTTTCCCATATTTTTCGGCATAATCTCCCCAACTATGTATCATATGATCGTTAACGTTATTAAAATTTCCATTCCGAAAATCTTTTAATAGGGAGATAGCCTCTTTCGTAGACCCCGTATATCCTAATATCCATTTACTAAATGGGTAGAGTCCCTTTGTAGTATACCCCGTCATCCAGTCATCATAGTTTCCATCTTTACGATTCCACCGTTCCCCCCCGTCTACATCTGTAGCATCAGGCATATATTTTTGGGCTACGGCTCGTTCAGATAATATTTCAGTTGGGTATTCCTCAAACATTAGACGTAAATTTCCTATTGTCTTATTTACTTGATGATTGTCCCATTCTTTATTACTCATATTTCGGGGTTTTTCCCACCTCTTCCATTCACCTTGCTTTGGATCATACAAACTACTATGTCTACCCCAATCCGCATCTTGTATTCTACCCGTAGCAAAATTCTCATAATAATTAGTTTTATCAGGACTCACACTACCCGAATGAAATAATTCATGGGCTACTACTAGCCTAGCATTAAATGGGCGTGTCTTTGGCGTATGGTTCCGAAAATACATATTTTTCCATAACGTAGGGGTAAAAGCTAATGTACTTTTTCCTTCTACTCCCCTATGAATTGCTGTTACCCCCTCTAATGTCGTCCTTAAGTCTTGTATTGCACTAGATATTTTTGTTGTATCAAAGGTATAGGGGGAATCCGTAGGAGCAGCTATTTTTCGTCGCCATGCATCTATTTGCTTCGATAATTCCTGTTTTAGAGTTTCAGGACTCTTTCCAATTCTACGGATATCAGTTATACCTTCTACAAAAGCTACCTCCCATTTAGCACTATCCAAAATATCTAAATTTGGATTAGTGTTTATTTTTTCTCCGTCCACAGTTAAATCTCTCATATCTTGTACCAGAAGAGTAGCTAATTTATTATGTAAATCATATATTCTATGACGCATTTCAGTTGCTGATTTTTCTTTGTCTGTATGTATAAATTTTGAAGGGTCTTCTAGCATCTCATTTATCTGCTTTGTTAGACGACGAATTTCGGGGTCTTCAGATATTACTTTCTCATGAAGCTTTTTCCACTCTGGATTGCCAACAAAATTTTCTGTCCATTGAGCTGCTGCTTTGTCTCTTAAATCTTGGGCTCGCAAATCATACTCTTCTTGTGTAAGTTCTAATTTTATATAGATATTTTCGGAACCATATCGGTACATACCTGTAGGTGTTAATAGGCGGTCTCCCTCCATTTTCATTAAAGTCCTTAATTCCTTTGCTGTATCACTAATTAAGGTATTTAAATGATCGGAATGTTTTTTGGAATCTAATTTATCTGAATCGTAAAAAGTTGCTGTTTCATCATCTATCCCCGGATATACATCTTCTTCTGGGTCTATTCCTTCTGGAGGTTTACCCTTGAAATACATTCTACGTTCCGGTGGAATTTTGGCAGCTTCTAATTGTCTGGCAGTTTGAGGTAATTGTGAAGCTGGTAATCTATGTGCTGTGTCTCCAGATTGTTGTGCCCTCATAGGTGAATACTCATCACCTCCAGATAAAGGGAAATCGATAGGTAACTTCGGTTTTTCTGGCGGGTCTTGTTTTAGTAAATATCTAGATTGTAATATTACATGATCTAATAGTTGAGATATATTTCCAGAAGATGAAGATTTATTAAGTCTTTTTAGGCTTTTTTTATATTCTTCCTCATAAATTGCTTGGGATGTCTTAGTCGCTTCTTGTTCCTCTCCAGCTCTATATTTACCTAACGCAAGATCAATTTCTCGTTTTTCATCATAATAAAGTTTCTTAACATCTTTTGGATGAAGTTTATAATTTCTATAATCCCTCAACATTGCATGATGTTGTTTTGCATAATCTGAATCATATGTGGGCCAGTCGGGATTCATTCTTGCAATATGATCAGCCCATGAATCCTCATTTTGTAAGGCTTTTTGTATAGTCTTCTCCATTTCTACTATTTTACCCTCCTTATTTTTTATTACAAGAGTTGACTTAGAATTTTTCTTAAGAACTTGTGTGGGGATTATTAATTCCTTCTCGTCATACTTCCCTCCTCGTACATCGGCTAAAATATCTGCTCGATTTATAGTCATTGTATGTAAATTTCCCATAGTTTGTACCTGCCCTACAGTTAAATCTATAGTCCCCAAACCAGCAAAACTTTCTGCTACCTTTCGAGTAAGAGAAACGGAAACACTTTTCCCTAGACCTGTACCAAGTCCTCCTGCCCCAAATCTTGCTTCTTTATCCTCTTCCTGACGTTTAGAATATTCATTACCCCGATATACTGTAAGGGTTTCACCTAAATCTTTGGTTAAATAACGAGCTCGTCTTTGAATATCTTGTGCAAATTCAATTATGTCTTTTCTAGAATATTCTGTACGTCGTGCCCCTGTAGGTTCTCTTACATATTTATCTGCCCATTCATCATAATTGGAGCCGTAAAACCTTTTACGACTTTCTTCCGAATAATCCGGGTCATTCTGAAATTCACCTGCTAATATATAATTAATCTCCTGTACTGCATCGTCTACGGACTTATCACGACTACCTAAATATACATCAAAAATTGCGTAGTGTGTCTCAGCCGTCATGGGTCTAGGTTGCTTCTCATAAAAACGGCGTGATTTAGGAGAGTATTTCCAAAACTTTTCTAAATCCTTACCTATTTTAGATTGGGATGTGGTACGAACATCTTCATCGGGTAAAGTATCATTTAGTCTATCATTCTCTTCTGCTATTTTCTGATTTTCGAGGGAAGCTTCGGGAACTTTCGGTTGGGCTTTTACTGCCTCCCTAGCCATTACATGCAAATCATCCATACTATACCCATACTTTTCAACTCCCTCGGTAGTCATATTTATAAACTTCTCGAAGTCGGCAATTTCTTCTTCGGTATATCCGCGGGAACGTGAGTATGCTTTCCAGTCCTGTTGCATCAAAGCTGTTTCTTCAGGTGCCATTCTGCGACTTGGTGTTTTCTCGGCATCACTGGTTTTTTTTGCTAAAGCAGCATATTTTTTTTCAAACTCGTCGTGTTGGGTTTCTTTATCTGTTTTAGCTCGTTGAAGGGTTCTTGTATCATAAAAAGTTTTACCTCGTGCCCCAATAAGAATTTTAGCTCCCTTGGGAGGTTTCTTACCTGCTAAATATTCTCTAAATTCTTCTGGTACATTAGTACCTAAAGGTTTAATTTTATCATCTAAAGGTTTAGTAAAATCTGGTACTTCACCTTCTGATTTAGGGGGAACTTGTTTTGTAAAATCAAATAACTTGGAAACATATCCCGATGCATAGGCAGCTTGAGCTACCTTCTCTGCCTTCTTACGAGATGTAAATGGCCCCTTACTTCCCCAATACCACTTGTTTTCTCGTTGACGTACAGGCATTAATCGTCCTCATCATCATCTTCATCACGTTTTTTATTAGAACCCGTGGGAGCATAGCTTATAGAATTATCTTTGCCCGTTGGTGGAGGATTAACATTTGTAGGCCAAGCAACATGCGAAGCTCCAAATACTGCTTTTTGTATTTCTCCTAATTTACCCGTAGATAAATCAGCAACATAGTCTATACCCTTTTCTATGAACCACATCTTAGAACCGTCTGGAGCAACTTCTTTTATAATTGGAGCCGTAAAACCTTGTTCATTTAAAGATTGAACCCATGTTTTAGTTATTTCTAACCCCCAAGCACGATCTTCGGCTTTCTCCTTACGTTTATCTGCCCATTCATCTATATCACGTTCCTCTAAAGGAGTTTTATCATTATAGTCTGGTGTTCTACCTCCAGTACGTCCTTTAAACTTCCTTTCAGAAGCTGGTATTGATTTTTCCATCGCTTGAATTTCTGGGGGAGCTTCTTCACCCCCACCACCTTCTGCACCACCACCTTCTTCACCACCTCCACCTGCCATAGCTTCTTGTTGTTGTTCCATCTGTTCAGCTTGTTGAACTTGTTGTTGAAGTTGCAATGCTTGTCCTTGAGCTTGCATCTGAGTCATCTGAGCCATTTCTCCACTAACCATAAATTCTGCTTCTTCTATTGGAACATTATCTTCTTTTAATTTTAAATCAAATCCTAATTGGGCAAATTGACTTGCAATTCCAATTCGTTGTTGGGCAAAACTAATTCTAGTAGCTTCAGCTTTTTCTTCGGGGGTTGGGAGAAGTAATTCAAAATCCGTTACCCCAAAAGCTTTAAGTAACTTAGGAAAAACTTTTTCGTGGAACAAACGTTGATCAGATTCAACTACTCGACTCATAACAACAAGTTGTTGTGTCTGGGTAGATAGCCCTCCAAACGCTTCTGGAGCACCTTGCCATGCAGGGGTCACACCCCATACAGCACCCACACGTTCTCTAATTTCCTCTTTAACTGGTAAATAATCCATTTCCTGTAAGGTATGGAACAGTCTAACTAAATCTACCCGACCTCTTTGGTTACGGCTAGATACCGCTACCATTGGAATGTAGTTAGGGTCTAAGCGTGTCGCAGCCGCAATATGTTCCCGTTCCTTACGTAAACTTTCGGCATCATCTGTTGTAACCATAAGCATAGATGCGGGCATCTTACGCTCAAAGAAATATCGATATAGATTTTTATCCATACCAATTAATGTTAATGCTTTTTCAAATATAGTTAAAATTGGCGACCAACCATATGTTTCGGACGGAGAAAATTTAGAAACATGAATAATTTCTGTATCTCTTAGATAGAGATGTTGATTTCTATGGAAATATTTATACATTGCAGGAACACGTTTATAACCTTTTTTCGATTTTCCCGGAGTATCTTCCACATCATTTCGATCCATAGGACAAATAAAATGAGAATTTTTTGGTATTCCTGCTTGGTCAAGATCAAACTCTATAAGAGCGGGGTTTAGCCTACGTATTTCTTTTACTTTAGATCGTATCTTTTTGCCGTCGTCGTAATACTCTTTTACTAAATATAAAAATCCATCATCCACGGTATTTATATCCGTATGGAATTGTTTTAAAACAGCTTCTAAACTTTGATCAAATACGTTAGCATCTGTTAAAAATGTTTCAAAATATTCTAATTGAGAACGATCAGCCTTATCCGTTGTTGGATGAATTTCTATACCTCGTCTAAAAACTTCTCCTGTAATATGTCCTATTGCCGTTCTAACTTCTGCAACAGAATACGATATCATTTGTAAATCTTGTACAAGCTGTTGCCTGTATGCCATTTGGTGGCGAACCCATGTATTTACAATATGATCTAAACCAATAGAAGGAGCTTGGCTCTTATCCCCTTGTTGCTTCATTAACTGAACAAAGTTTAATCCTTCATTCATATCAATCATTTTCTGAGCCATTCCGGGCATTTCAGGCATATATTCAGCTAATTTCATAAATTAATCCTTGGGTAAGTTATCGGTCTTTATTAAATTATTAGATGATATTGTATCCATAGCAGCTAATCTAATTACAGCATCCATTGCTTTTTCTTTAATATAATAGTCTTGTGATCTACTACTATGAACACGTAATTGGGCAAGTTCATCTTTCTGTTCGACAACTTTACGCTCTAAATTCATTAGTTTTTCTTGTGCGGTATTATAATTTGTAATCATTTCATCTATTTCTTCACTTGAACGTCCACTAGATTCAGAAACATTATCTAATATTCCCATTCTACCTGCTTCTTTCATTAAAGATATAAAAGCTCCTTCCGTCAAAACCATTACCGCAGCATTTTCATCATCAATATCTTCCTCTGGATTCACCGTTTTTAATGCATCATGCCACGTATCAAGAATTCTCCATGTTCCAGATTCATCTCTATTGGCAACATACTGTTCATCCCGTTCTCTAAGGATATTTCCCATTGTCATAACTATTCTCCTACTTTTACTACTATATTATACTAATTAAATACAAATTTACGCTATATGGCATTTACTCCAGCCACATATTTTACACGTTACACAGCCATTTTCTTCAATAAGAAAGCTGTTTTCGCAACAAGATTCTTCAACTGATTCAAATCCATCGAATACTCCTTGTTTAGCCGATTCGGTTTTAACTAAAACTTCTTTTTCTCTACTGCCTGATCGGTAGACAGTAATACCTTTACAGTTAGATTCCCACGCAGTCATATAAGCAAGATATACATCTTCAATAGTTGCATGATTAGGGAAATTAATAGTTTTAGAAATTCCTGAATCACATGAACCTTGAAAAGCTGCTTGCATTAATACATGATTTGTTGGTGAAATATCTCCTGCGGTAGTATAAACTTTCTTTATCCAGTCTGGTATATCCGATCTATTCTTGATAGACCCCCCATTAGAGATATCTTCCATCAATTCTTCGGAATAAAATCCATAAGTTCGAGCATCTTTTTCAAAATATTTATTAATATAATATAAGGTTTCTCCTTCTAGAATATTCATTTTACGCCATGCCAAAGCAAACGTAGGTTCTATACCACTTGAAGTATTTGCAAGCATTGAAATTGTTCCTGTAGGAGCTACCGTTAATCGACAAGCATTCCTATATCTTTCAGGAGCTACTTGCTTACTTCCCTCATATATAAAATAATCACTACTCTCCCATGCAGGAAAAACTCCTCTTTCTTCAGCTAACTTACGAGATTCGTTATCAGCAACATCTTGAATGAAACCCATAAGCATTTCTCCAACTGCTTGTCCTTCTTCTGTATCATAACCAATTCGTAATTGAATAAGAAGGTCAGCAAAACCCATAACTCCAAGTCCAATTTTTCTGGTATCTTTGGTCATATGTTCAATTTCAGGGGTTGCATAATAATTTGCATCAATAACATTATCTAAGAAACGTACTGCAATTTTTATAACTTTACCTAGTTCTGCCCAATCAATATTCTCATTCCAATCTAATGAAGGTTCCTCTGATGTAGCAAAAGTTGACGGAGTAAAGAAATTAGCTACATTAATTGATCCCAAATTACAGGATTCATTACCTAATAGTGGTTGTTCTCCACAAGGATTAGTAGCAATCATACGTCCATATTTAGAAACTACGTGGTTATCTCTATTGATTGCATCAAGGAAAATCATTCCGGGTTCTCCGTTTCGATGTGCCCCATGAACAATTTTATCAAACACTTCACGAGCATCTAAATTACCAACAACCTCATTACTACGTGGATTGATTAGTGGGTAACTTATACCCGCTTTGACGGCTTTCATGAAATCATCGGTTACTCCAACCGAAATATTAAAATTATGTATCGTTCCTTCTATTTTTTTACAATCAATAAATTCAAGAATATCGGGGTGATGAACATCCATAACAGCCATGTTTGCTCCATCACGTTTACCCCCTTGTGTGATCATAGAAGAAACACGAGATAAAGTTTTTAAAACTTCAATTGGCCCACAAGAAACTCCATGCGTGGTTTTAATTCTGTCTCCCTTAGGTCTTAAATTAGATAAAGCAAATCCAGTACCACCACCAAACTTTTGTACCATAGCTGTATTAAAAGCGGTTTTCATTATCCCTTCCATACTATCATCTAAAGGTAATACAAAACATGCGGATAACGTTCCTTGTTCGGTACCTGCATTCATTAAAGTCGGTGAATTTGGAAGAAAATCTAAATTAGACATAATGTTATAAAAATCATTAGATGTTAATTGAACATCAACATCTAATTTACCATACTGTTTTTCGACAGACGCAACAGCATCAGCAACTCTTCTGAACATCTCTGAAGCATTTTCAACAATTTCATTATCAGTATTTTTAAGAAAGTATCTTTTTTGAGCAACGACTTCGGCTTGTGGACTCAAAGAAATTGGTAGTTCTGTAATTGTGGTAGTGGTCATTTAGTTCTCCTATCCTCTGTATCCACAGTATAAACATAATTTACGTTCCGTTACCCAAAAATTTGGCTGACAACGGTCATCGGAACAATCAGGGTTAAGACGTTCTACTATTTCTTCATCTACTCTATTCTGATCGGGCAATGCTTTTTCTAATTTCCTAAAAGCCGCTTGCTTTGAACCATCTGGATCAGACCTACTTTCAGGAGTTTCTCCCGGAGCTACTGCGTCAATCCAATCTGAGGTGCTACCTAATGTTTCATATTTAAAAATCGTAGTTTCCCAAGCCGCTTGAACAGCCATAGCAATAGAAAAGAAAGCATCTCCATGTCCCATTGGAGTCACAGGTGCTTTCAAATCATTATTTACAGAAATAATCTGTTGGGTTTGTCTTTCATCTTTTAAAAGTTTTAGCTTATCGCCATGCACATATTGCTCTAGAATTTGAGCCATTGTGTGCTTACTTTTAACAGTGAAGACCATAGGCCACCAAACTTGTTCTAATCCACGGTCTTCTAATTCTCCCCTTGTATTATCAATATACCCTTTTTCTAACTGAAAGTTTTGTGCAACCTCATTCAAAAACTGGATTTGATCAGAATATGTCCAACCATCTAACCATGTTTGATTTATCTGTTTTAGCTCGTTGCCTACCCTACTAAAAATTACAAGATGCGACGGGTGACGTTTCTTACCTACATCAAACCCAGCAAATAATTGTTCATTTGGTTGCTTTTCGTACTTTTTGTAAGCACTAAATTCGCGTAAATTGGAGTCTTCACAATTAGAAATATCTTCTCTATTGAAATAGGATTCAGTTTGAAAGGATGGTTGTAGGAGAAATTCTGAAGCAAAAGATTTGGGTCTAGCAGATTGCTGAGCTAGTAACCATGATTCATCAAATAGATCAGGCATAAGAACCCGACGAGTTGGTGTAGGATCAAGTGCTGGGAGGACACGAGAAGTAAATCTATCATCTCGTTGTAGTTTAGATAACAAATCATCAGGTAACATAGGAGTACCTAATACTATTACTGGAGCTTCTCGATTTGGAATAAACATTGTTTCCGTCATGAAATGATCTTCAATTTTATTTATCTCCCCCAACTGAAGAGGATTTTCGGGGTCTCTTAAAATATCATCTGCTATCAATGCTCCGTTGACATGCATACCACGTTTAAATGAAAATAATCCTCCATGTAAAATTTCTACAGGTTTATTATTCATTGTATATCGAAATTGAAATTCGGCACGAGTATTCCTCGCAGTCAACATTTCCATAAGAACTGGGTTACGCTGTACCGTTTTATTGATTTCGGAAATATGATAACGAGCCATAGTATCACTATAAGAAAGATATAAAATAGAAGTGTCTCGTGTTGCTTTTAATAATCTCCATACACTAAAGCCATGTCCAAGTAAGGTACTTTTAAAATGGAAACGTGGGAGAATTGCAACATAGTTTTTGTTATCTGCCAAAGCACGTTCTGCATCTTCTGCTATTATTCCAACATGCCATGAATTAAATAATTCAGGACGATCAAAACTTAGTGACCAAATATCAGTAATAAACTCATGAAAACTACCTATTTTAGCTTTTTGATTAACTGTTAATCCTTCTGATAGTCTAGCTAATGCATCTGCAACTGTTATAACTTCGTTAGTTTTTGGAGTAGTCATTAATTCTTAGTATCCGCGTGTTGAATAATTCCTTGAAATCTTGAAGCAAGTCTACTAATAAGTTCGGGGTCTTGGATTTCCTCAACTAATACATTTAAAATATCTTGGACAAATTGAATATTAATTAAACCTTTCATAGTTTCTCGTTCACCTTGAATGCTCATATCAATTGTACGTGACGCAACTCCAGCATCATGAAAATCTAATCCTTCCAAATTATCTGCTGCTTTATGTCGCATCTTTTCATAGAGATCAAGATGTTCTGTATTCAATCTGGCGAATCGTTGACTCTCCGATTCCATTACTGCTCTAGTTCCAATAGTTTGAAGTTCTAATTTTTTCTCATCCCATTTAAATCTTTTTGACCAAGCGTAAACTGTGGAAATCGTAATGTCAACTCCAAATTTTTCCGATAATTTTTCGGTTATTTGTTTTGCCGTATGTTCTCCTGAAACATATAAACTCATTGCTTCTAGTCGAACTTCGGGAGATATAATTTTAGGCATTAGTGTATGAATCCAGTTGAACCGTGTTCTCCTTGTGATTCAATACTTCCTCCATAAGGTGTACCATCTGTTTGTAAAAGTCTACTAAAATCTAAATATCCGGTTTTACTTGTTCCTGCAACAAAACAAGCTGGAACACTAAATTTTGCTCCACTTGGTGAGAAAAAGGCTTTAAAATCTACCCCAATTTCATCTCGTGTACATACACCTTTCCAAATATGTTCTTGTTCACTAATAGGTTTAAAATTTGTTTTCTTTCTAATTGTACCTGTTGTCCTTTGCGTATTTTCAAATTGTTTATTATGTACACATTCATAATATTTACACCATACTACAGTCCCTCGTGTCTTACGAAACTCTTCCAATGACATATTATCTGGAAGTTGGTCTTCATAAACCGATTTTTTTGGTACCGCTTTTCCGGTATTCATATAATAAGTTTTTGGTTTATCTGCCATTTAACTCTCCTTACCAAGTATTCTGTTTACTGATTCTTTAATGGGTTTAGTTTTAGATGCCTCTACATCGAAACCTTGTCTACTATATCTTTTTGCCCATAATGCAATGCAAGCCGCATCTGCATAATCTTGTTCGGGGAATACATCTCCCCACTTATCTACCGCAAATTTTTTAATATCGGGTTTTCCTGCATTACCCTTACCTACAATTCGGTTCTTCCAAGTTCTGTTATCAACCGGATAACATAAAATCCCTTTTGTATGTAATAAATATTTTGCAACACTTACTACGCCAGAAATATTCATAGTAGTACGAGCATTTTGAATATAAATTGCTGCTTCAATTGCAGAACATTGTATATTATTATACTCTAATTCTTGGTTCAAGTAACCTGCAAACTTATCAAATATCTGAAAAAGTCTATTATCCACATCTGGAACATAAGGAATTAAAGAACCTTTTGAAACTCCGTCAAATTTTAATTTATGAAGTATTGCTTCAGTTTCCGTTATAATAACTCCATGCACAGCTTTGGAAGAACAATCTAAACCTAAATAATTCACCGTTGTCTATCTCCCATTGTCCTTAATCCAACAACCCTTGAAACCGCCGCATAAGCTTTATCATATGCTTTTAATGTACCACGAGTCTCTATAACAGCAGCTTCATTTTCGATAACCTCTTTCCGAAGTTCCCATAATTGAGGATATGATTCTAAAACTTCGCCCTTCAATTCTTCTCGTGTAGGTTTTTTCTTACCTTCTTCTTCCCTAGCTTTCGCAATTCTATTCATAGCTCTAGCTGTTCCATCATCATAAGCAGCTTGTAATGCAAATAGGGTACTTTCTCGTTTCGCAACTTCTGCTTCATAATAACTTGTATACCCACCAAACATAGCAAGATAACTTTCTAGACGGTCATTAGATGACGATGCAAAATCTTCTAGAGGAATTTTAGGTAATTTGTCTAAGTCATAATCAAAAGAAGAAACTTGTAAATCAGAAGCTAATCGCCGTCTGACATTACCTAATGCTTTCATAGGTGTCCATTTCTCTGATTGTTCACCTTCTTTATAATTTACCATTTTTAACTCCCTTACATTTACACCATGTATCTCCTGTACACACTTCAGGAATTTGTAGCATATTCATAATTGTAACACAACGTTCTAATAATTTCTCCCACATTGTAACATCTCTATCTACTTTAAAAGCTTTTAAAGTTTGATCATTCTTATTTTCATATAAAACAATCCCGTAATCTTTATTTAGTAAGTTTAAATAAATCTGTAATTGAACTAAATGATCATGTTTTGGGGCATGTTTTAATTCTTTAAATCCTTTTTCATTAATAGATTTTAATTCTACGATAGCTTCTCCTTTAGTTGGATGAATAACGAGAAAGTCTAATCTCCCACTAATAGGGGGAGAGTCTAATGAAACAGGGTATTCTCGTGTTTTTAATATACCCATATTCGTAAAATATTTAGTCATGCGATCTTCTAAGCCAGACCCCACATCAAATATACGTTTTACTCTAGGGTCTAAATCTTCCCATAGTAATAAACCATTAAATGATGCATATAAATATCTATCACAAGTACTACCTAACGCTGATGGATAGAAAACATTACCTCGATGTGGAGACATTTTACCTTTCAGATGTTCATCTAATAAAGCTAAAAATTCTTTATCTTGATTAGTGGTTCTCGCCGCAGATTGTCGTTTTGGTTTACGTTTTTTTATTCCTGTGGTTGTCCCAATTTGTTTAATTCCCGCCATAAAAAATCCTTAATTTTCTTTTTAGTTGTTTCTCTACAATGTATAACGATATGTACATCGTCATCATAGATATACAATAAACGTTCATCTCTTCTTTTATCTTGACTACTTAAATGTCCGTATATTCCGTCAGCTTCGATTACTGTATGAATCTCTGGTATAAAAAAATCTACTGTGTAAGGTTGAAACCAAACCTGTGTATCATATCGTAATCCCCATTCAGATAAATATTCAGCAATAATATTTTCTTGGGCTGTATAATCTCTAGGAGGTAACATTTTCTTTTAGTTCCTCCGCAAGGGCTTCATCTTCTAAGAACAATTGTTTCAAACTATTCAACCCCATATATTTCTGTTCTTTATATGTGTACCACGGGCCAGCTTGAATAATTATTTTCTTCTGTATAGCTTCTCTAATATAACTTTCTAATATATCTATACCTCCATCTACTCTAAAAGGAACTGTTA